TGCTCTTAAATCACCAATGCCAATTTGAATAGCTAAATCATGTGGTGTTAATATATCATTTTTTAAACATAATAATTTAACTCTATTTTTCATCTTTCTTTTCTTCCTTTTTGCTTTTAATATAGTCTACATAATCCAAAACCTTTTCTAAATCATCCGTTGTGAATCCTTTTACTTTGTTTAGTAGCTCATACTCGATACCTGTTATTGTGCCATCTTGGTTGGCTACTTTTAATTTAACAGCATTTGGGTTGTCAGTATTACCCAATAGATAATCTGTTGATACATTAAAGTATTTGGCAATTTTTTCTAAAATGTCAGCTCTTATTTCATGAACACTATTTAAGTTTCTTGATAATGTTGCTTCGGTTGTGCCTATTGCTTTAGATAAAATCTTTTGATTTATATTTCTTTTATCAATTAAATCTATAATGCGTTTTTCAGTAATATTTTTCAAATATATCACCTGCCTTTTTAAATTACGATAATTTTAACCACAATTTTAAAAAAAATAAAAAAAATTACGAAATTTATAATTTTTTTATTGACAAACATTTTTATTAGTGTATAATGGAATTAGAAATTACGAGAACGTAATTGTGATTTAAGTTTAAAGTTTACTTTTTATTTTTGGAGGAAAAGAACAATGGCAATGTATCAATCAATTTATAGTGATGACTTAACAATAACAGTTGAAAAGAAAGCTGATTTAAGAAAAGCACTTAAAAAAGTATTTGGAGATAATTATTACATTTATTTAGATAATGCTGTTAATACAGTAAATGAATACTATATAGATTTAAATCCATATTACGCTTATCAAGTATTTGATGCTTTAGGAGGTAAGAAATGAAAACACAATATAAGGGTTATACCTTAATTTTGGACTTTTCAAAAGATGGCATTGAAGTGCCTGTGGTTGTTCAAGAACTCAAATTACATTTTGATGACATCAGCAAAGCCAAGAATTATATTGATACTTTGATTTTAAGAGGAGGTAAATGATGATGGTAGTTATTATTGAGTGTGGAAATGATAGAGCAGAGTTAAGCTGTAGTAATTTATCTATAGAGAAAATGAATCAGCTTAATAACGAGGGTTGGCAAGTGGTTGAATATTTTAAACTATTAGGAGGTAAATATGGGATTAAATGAGAACATTAAGAAGTATATTGACAGCAAAGGAATCACCCAAAAGTTTCTTGTTGATAAAACAGGAATAACAACTGTTCAAATGTCTATGATTATCAATGGCAAGAGAAAAATCACAGGCGAAGAGCTTTTGAAGATTTCTAAAGTATTGGAAGTTAATCCATTTATTTTTTTAGACTAATGATTACGTTTTCGTAATTAAAAGGTATAAAAGTATGGTTGAACTATTAAAAAAGCCTTTATGGAGCTTAAAGGACATTAAAGAATATTTTGGTTGTGGCAATACAACAGCATCACAAATGATGCAACAGGCTAAAAAAATAAGCTGTTCGAGGTATATGCCAAGCAAAGCTAAAAGAGATGTGCTGTTTGAAATAAACGGACTAGATTTTAAAGAAGAAGTAAAAAAACAACTAATTTTGGAGGGAAAAGAAAATGATTAAGTTTTTAGAAGTAAAGAACTTTAGAAACATTGACTATATAAAGTTAGAGTTTCAAGAGTTGTGTAGCATCTTGTTAGGTGCAAATGGAATAGGTAAAAGTAATACCTTAAATGCGTTAAATTTTGGTTTAACTCACACATTACTTACTGACAAATGGGGTAGCGGTGAAAATGATTTAAACAGCATTTTCAATGTTAATTATGTTGATGGTGCTAATCCAGAAGTGACTATTATTTTAGACACAGGAACAACATTTACTAAAAAGTATGTTAAGGGCAAAAATGGAAACAATGCTGAATACTACATAAATGGTGTTAAAGAATCAAATAAAAAGAGTTTTGAAGAAGCACTTTATAAAGATTTGCACTTTGAAAAGAAACTACATTGTGAAAAGGAAGTTAATGAAGTTAGGCTGTTTACTGATCCACTTTATGCTTTGCAAAAGTTAGAGCCAAAGGCATTAAGAACATTACTTGTAGAACTTGGATGCTCTGTTAGTAATGATGAAGTGTTCGAGCTAGATAAGAAGTTTGAAACATTAAAACCTTATAGAGATGCTTATCGTGATGATTTTACAAAATTTAGAGCATCACTTAAAACTACTAAACTAGATTTGAATAGACAACTTGATGCAACAAATTTGATTGTAAGCAACTATAGTGATGTTAATGCTGCCGACTTTGATTTAGGAGCAAGAACACAACTTGAAAATAAAAAAATAGATATATTATCACAAATAAATAAATTGTCAAGTGGCAACACAGCAATGCAAGAAAGAATAGAAGCTGAAATCACTGAACTATTACATCAGAAGCAATTATTTGAATTGCAAGAGAAAAATAAAATCAATGGTGAAATCGTTAAACTAGAAATCAAATATGAGGATGCTGTAAATAAGGCTAAATCACAAAACCAAACTCAAATTGAAGAAATCAATAAAAAGATTCAAGAGTTGGCAACAAAGATAACAGCTTTAAATCAAACCAAAAATGCCTATGCTTCAACTAGATTTAATAAGAGATATGAGGCTAACAAGTATTTGGAAGAAAAACAAGATTTAATTTCAAAAATCGATATGTCAAAAGATGTTATTGAACAAGTTGAGAAAAGACAATATGCAGGTTTAGTGACTTGTCCTAAATGTGGTCTTATTTTTGCACCAGATACAGCAGCTGAAATGCTTTTTAACAAACAAAAACAGGATGATATCGACCATGCAAATGAAAATGTTGAAAAGTATAAATTAAGATTAAAGGAAATTGATAAGGCATTTAATGAGTGCGTTGAGCTTGGCAAAAAAGCAAAGGTTGAAGAGGAAAAGGTTGATGCTGAACTAGAGCCTTTGAAATTTGATTTAGATAAATTGAATCAAGAGAAAGATGTTTTAGTGGAAGCAAAAAATGATATTGATCTAACTTCTGCTAACTTGATTAAGGCTGAAATTGAAAACTTAAAGAATCAACAAATCAATACTATTGAGTATGATTTAAAAATAAACAATTTAAAGGCTCAATTAGAAAACTTGATAACTAATTCAAATAACGCAAATAAAGAGTTTAAAGAGCGTTTAAATAGCCAATTAGAAGAAATTGAGCAACAAATAAAAGATACATATTACATTGAATCAAGAATTGCAAGTAAAAAGGAAGCACAGGAAAAGCAAAGAGATATTGCATCTAAATTAAATGAAGCTGAATATTTACTTGAACTTGTTAACTCATTTATTCAAACAAAGATTAAGTTAATAAATAACAAAGCTAAAGCAATTACAGGATTAGACTTTGTAATGTTAGAGGACAACCTAACAAATGATGGTATTAAAGAAGTATGTTATGCAACTGTTGATGGTGTTGAGTTTGGAAGTGTAAACACAAGCCAAAAGATAGTTGTAGGCATAAAGTTTATTGAACGTATCAAAGAAATTTTAGGGCATAATGATTTGCCTATTCTAGCTGATAGATTAGAGGGTTTTGATGATACAGATAAAATTAAAAATCTAACAAAAGAGCAAGTAATATGCACAGTTGTTGGAAGTAAGAATCAAAAGGAAATAACAATTATTTAGGAGGGCAAAAATGATAATTAGTTATGATGCGGATTTAATCCCAACTTACAAATTGAATAGAGCTGAAACTCAAGAACTAGAGCAAACAGGCTTTATTCAAGATGATGATGCAGGTGTAATCATCACTAAAATTGATAACTTATATACTGTTGCAAAAATCAATAATGGCAATGGTGAATCTATTGAATTAACTTACTAATAAATAACTTGGAGGAAAATATGGAAAACAATTTACAAAAACAAGATTTTAAAGATATCGCAATTAGAGAAAAGAATATTACTGATGCAGTATTAAATAGTGTTAATAGTTTAACTAAAGCTAATCAATTAACATTACCAAAGAATTATAGTGTTGAAAATGCTTTAAAGTTTGCATTTTTAGAATTACAACAAAGCAACTTATTAAATACCGATAAAAATGCTTTATCAACAGCATTATTAAATATGTGTGTGCAGGGTTTATCACCTCAAAAGAAACAATGCTACTTCATCAACTATGGTGGTAAGGTTAGCTTAATGAGAAGCTATCATGGTGATAGAGCTGTTGCGAAACTTTCTGGAATCGTAAAAGATATTCAAGCCTATGTAATCTATGATGGTGATGAAGTAAATATTAGTTATGATGCTGATACAAACTATATGGTAGTTGAACATAAAACTAATTTTAAGAATTGGAACAACAACATCATTGGTGCTTATGCTGTAGCAGTTATGCCAGATGGAACTAGAAGATATGATTTGATGACTATTGAAAGAATTAAAAAATCTTGGGGTATGTCAAGCAACAAAACAAATAACAAATTACAAAATGATTTTACAACTGATGCTTGTCAAAGAACTGTCACTAGACATTTAGTTAAAAATCTATTTAATCAGTCAAATGATGATTCTCTTTTAATCAATAATGTAATTGAAAATGATAATTACAATACACCAGATGAAGAAGAAGCAAAAGAAACTAAATATGATGAAAGCCAAATGGTTGAAGCTCAATATAATGAAACAGCATCTATAACACCAAATATAGAGGAAGAAGATCCAACACCAACGCCAAACCAAAAACCAAATCAAGAGCCTCATCAAGAAGAAAGTTATACTCAACCAGATTTAGGCTTCTAAAATGCAAATCACTTGTTTAGGAAGTGGATCAACAGGTAATTCATACATTGTGCATCAAGAGGGTTATACATACCTACTTGATGCAGGTGTGAATTTAAGAAAGATAACCTCAAACATAAACCTAAATGATATAGATTTTGCTTTTATCTCACACGAGCATAAAGACCATGCACTGAATTTAGAAAAACTACAATTAAGGCTTCCGTATTGTTGGTATGGAAGAAATATCAATGATTTTACAAAAATGTCTTATAAAGCCGAAAATAAGGGTAAAATTAAAATTTACGCATTACCAATAGAACATGGAAAGTGTAAAAACGCAGCTTTAATAGTTGAAACTGAAAACGAGTGCTTGTTATATGCTACAGATTTTACAATTTGCAAATACAACTTAAAGCACTTTAAATTTACTCATTTAATGGTTGAGTGCAACTATGATGATGAGCTAATGAAAGTAGCTGAAAAGAACTTGAAACATTTAAGACAAATAAACACACATTTAAGTTTTAATGGATTAAAGACTTTTATAAGTAAATGTATCAATATGCAAAATATAGAACAAATAATACTGATTCATTTATCAACTGAAAGTGAATTAGTAGATAGAGATATAATCGCAATGAAAAGCCAAATCGAATTTAAGAAGCAAATAGGCTTATGCAAAGGTAGAGGAGGCATTGATTGGTATGGCTAATGGTAAAAAGAGTTTTAAACTCTACACTGATATTATTGAATTAGTCAATGGCTCTAACAAACATGATGTTGAAATAGAGCCTATGACAGATGAAGAAGCAGGGCAACTATTTAGATGGATTATAGAATATGTAAATGACTTGCATCCTGTAGTGCCTAAAAATATTAAGTATGCAGTAGTGCAAATCAAAAAACAACTTGATTCTGATTTAGATAGTTATAAAGAAATTTGTCGGAAAAATAAAGAGAATATCGAAAAACGTTGGAATACAAAAAACAACCAAAGTATACCAAATGATACGAGCGTATACGAGCGTATACCAAACGATACCAAAAATACCGATAAAGATAAAGATAAAGATATAAATAATATAGTATTATCTAATTCTAACGAATTATCTAATACTTCCGCTGCGATATCTCAAGATATATCGCAAGCTGTAATAATTCTGCCCTGTTTATCAAATTATAATCATCCTATTTTTGAGGAAGATATAAAGCATTATAAAGAATTATACCCTGCCGTAAATATTTTACAGGAACTTAAAAAGATGCTTGGTTGGTTAGAATCTAACCCAAGCAATAGAAAAACTAAAAAGGGTATAAAAGGATTTATTACTCGTTGGCTTTCAAAGGCGCAAGATAAAGCTCCAAAGGTTGAGGATGATAGCAACTCATTTACAGGTTTTAGAAAACTTGGTGATGATGATGGTTTTGGAGGCTTTCAACAGCTTGGAGAAACTGATGAGGAATATTATAAGAGAACAGGCAGAAAGCCATTTGGTGGGAACACCTTATAACTAACTGATATTAACGATGCTAGGTAGCTAATATATATTGATCCAGCTCATGACACAAAACCGAGCCAAAAAGAATATTGTTATTATTATAAAAAACAAATATCGCTTTATTTGGTCTTCAATGGGTATTTTGCAAAGTAGTTAATCCTAGCTTAACTACATAAGCAATTTAATTAAATATCAAAATAAGAAAGGAACTAATAACAATGTTTAGAAAAGATAAAAGTGGATTAAACAGCCAAGATTGGCAAATATATAAATTCTTAAAAAATACAAGTGAGCATGGCATTTGGGTTGGTATGAAAGAACTAGCTTATAAGTTTAATATCACAACTCGTGAAGTTAGACATAGTATTACTAGAATAAGAAACTGTGAAACAATCCAGAAAGTATTAGTCAGTGATTATTCTAAAGGCTATAAATTCTTAACCAACAGCGATGCTGATACTGATTATATCAATAGAAAGAAAATTAAGGCTTTAAAGGAGCTTAAACAGGTTTATTTAGATATTAAGCGTATTAACCTTAACAAACAATTAAAACTTGTTTTTGATACCAAAGAGCGTGAAATTATAGAAAGTTTGGTTGAAGCGTAATGAATATTCAAGACAAACTACTTCGTTGGAAAAAGTTATTGATGCAAGAGGGCGTTGATTCAAAGCAAATTGTAATAAATGAAATAGATGAAACCTTAACTGAAACTAGAAAATGGAACTATAAAGTAGTCTATAATGGCTTACCAAAGCAAGTAAGAGAAAGATACATTAAGAGCTTAAAAAAATATTTCAAGTATTACAAAGGGCATCTTGCTTTGCACGATAACTACTACCCAATGCAAATATATGATTTAAAAAATAACAAACTATTAGCAACATTGAACAACTACAACGATGTTGTTGATTTTATGAAAGAGTGAAGAAATGGAAATAATATTAACAAAGGAAGAATATGACAAATTAAAACCAATAGATGGTTATACAGGTTATGAACTAGCAAGTGCACTTGTTGAAAAATGCAAGTTAAATAAAGAAGTAAATGAAACAACGTTTACAATACATACTATATACCCAACTTTAAAATTTAAAGTTAGTGTTAAAAGAATAGAGGAATAGATGAATATAATACCAATTACTTACAAACAAGCTAGTGATTTTGTAAATCAATATCATAGACATCACTCAGCTTCTCAAGGTTGTAAATTTTGTATAGGATTACAAAAAAATGAGAAACTTATTGGTGTTGCGATGTGTGGTAGACCTGTAGCAAGAAAGTTAGATAATGGCTTTACATTAGAAATAAATAGAGTTTGCACTTTGGGTGATAAAAATGCTTGTTCGATGCTATATGGTGCTTGTTGCAGAGTTGCTAAAGCTATGGGTTATAAAAAAGTTATTACTTACATTTTAGAAAGTGAAAACGGAATAAGCCTTAAAGCCTCAAACTTTATTTGTGAGGAAACTAATGTGGGGGGGGTAAATTGGACATCTTTAAGAAAAGGTCAAGAAATAAAACAAATTACAATTTTTGGAGAAGAAATCATTAAAAAACAGCCGCCTCAAGAAATGAAAAGCAGATGGGCGAAACTGATATAAAAATAAGACAGATTACAATATTTAATTTATTGGAGGAGGAAATATGGAGGATTATGAATTTACCCTAGAAGATAGAGAGGCTAAATATCAAGCTATCAACGAACAACACGATTTAGAAACTAATGGCTACATAAGTTTTAGTGGTGGACTTGATAGTATGGTAAATCACGTCTTATGTGATTTATCAATACCAAACAACAAAATACCTAGAGTTTACTTTAATACAGGTATTGAGTATAAGGCTATGCTTGACTTTGTAAAAAAGTTAGCTGCTAAAGATGATAGATTCATAATCATAAATTCTAGGGTAAATATAAAGACTATGTTAAATGAAAATGGCTACCCTTTTAAAAGTAAACAGCATAGTCATAATTGGCAAGTTTACAATAATTGCAATGTAAATAATGAAATTGACAAATACATTAAATACTTAAAAGATAATCCAGAAAAGCAATTTGATTATGATTATATTCATAACTTGCCTAAAGGTATAAAAACAACAATAAAATACATTTTTGGAATAAGAGAAAAAGCAACACCGATAGGCGTTGATAGAGAGAGAGAATCTAATAACTACATCTATGAGTATACTGACTTGCCCTGAATTGTTACGTTATCAATTTACACCAGAGTTTAAAAATAATGGTTTTAAGTTAAGTGATAAATGTTGCTATAAACTTAAAAAAGAAATCGCAGCTCAATACGAGGCTGAAAGTGGTAGAACTATAGCAATAACAGGTATAAGAGGACAAGAGGGAGGTATGAGAGCCTTAAATGGGTGCACAATATTTAATGATGGCAAATTAAAAAAGTTTCACCCTTTAAAAGTTGTTACTGATGATTGGGAAAAAGAATTTATTAAACGTAACAATATAGAAATATGTGAGTTGTATAATGAGCCTTACAATTTCAAAAGAACGGGATGTGTAGCTTGTCCTTATGCTTTAGAAATTCAAGAAGAGTTAAATAGATTATATAAGTATTTACCTAATGAATATTGGAAAGCATTAAATATTTGGAAACCTGTTTATGATGAGTATATAAGACTAGGTTATAGATTAAAATATTACCCACACGAAAAAGGGGTGCAAATGACTTTAGAAGATTTTATGGAGGATTAAATGGAAAACTTCAATATATTTGATTTTATGTTTGATGAATATAAAGTCAAAAACAAAATAAGGTTGATAGAGCTATTTCGGGGTTATGGCAGCCAAGCACTTGCATTGAAGTATTTAGGTGCAAACTTTGAACACTACAAGATTTGTGAGTGGGCGATAAACTCAATTATAGCTTATGCTGATTTACATCGTGATGAGCTAGAACACTATGGTGAAAACTTCTGTGGTGATTTAACAAAAGAACAAATCGCAAATGAGTTATTCAATTATGGTGTAAGTATAGATTACAACAAACCTGCAAAACTAGAACAACTAAAGCGTATGAACGAGGAGAAATTAAGACTTTGTTATAACTCGATTTGGTGGACTAACAATTTGGTTGATATTTCAAGAGTTAAGGCAAAGGAACTAAACATAGTTAATCCAGAAACCTTTACTTACTTACTTACTTACTCATTTCCCTGTCAAGATTTATCACTTGCAGGTAAA